GTATTACCCCACACGTAGTTCCATTTAGGCATAGATATTTTTGGGACGGCGGCATACACTGTGTTACCACAGATTTACACCGAGAAGGTACCGTGCAAGATTATTTTCCCGAAAGAAGTAAATGAGTGCAGACATTGACATTGACGTTCCGGATCGAGCTCGAATATTAGAACTGATCCAGCATACGCCTGCTAGACAGGTAGTAGATGGCCGGCCACGCCGACACAATTCTGGCATTTATATTACAGCAATTCCGCAAGACCCCGAACACGGGTGTGCTGCCATAGACTATGAGTCAGCAGAACAGCGTGGCTACTTCAAAATTGACTTGTTGAACATGAGTGTGTATCAATTGATCCAAGATCCTGCACATTACGAAACCATGTTGTCAGCCGCACCTCCGTGGACACGACTATGGACAGACCGACCCTGGGCCAGTCAGTTGGTACACGTGGGCAACTATGTGGATTTGTTGGCAGTAATGCAGCCCGACTCCATACCCAGGATGGCTGCTTTTATTAGTATTATTAGACCGGGCAAGGCACACTTGCAGCGACGGCCCTGGGATGAAGTATTTGCCAGTGTGTGGGATGGGGATGAATCGCGTGGATATACATTCAAAAAGAGTCATGCGATTTCCTATGCAGCCTTGGTAGCACTGCACATGAATCTTTTGAACTAATTAGTCTATTCTTCTCACCAAAGTGATGCTCTTTCGTTTGCTCTTTTTGCGAGCAATGTCTATCAGGCTGCACACGGGTCCGTGCAAGATTTCAAGATCTTTGTTGGAGAATGTGCGTAGGGTTGAACGAAACTTTTCCCAATCGCCGCGTAAGAATATGTTGATGGGTATGCTTCTATTGCTTTCCCACCACCAGGTGTTGGCCAGCTCCAAGAACTCCAGTTTGTCTTCTTGCGTGATCACAGCGCCAAAGTCGTAGATGGTTGTGACAGCATCGTCCCGGTTCTGAACTATGCCGATATACTCGTTGCTGGCGTAAATGCAAAGAGTTATAAAGGGATATTTTTCCGCCAGTTTTTCAAAGATGTTATTACCCATAAATACGTATCGAGGATCCTATGTATTCAACCACTGCTTACTTATATCAACAAATCATTCGGGTACTTTTGATTGACACCAGTGGTGGATACTTTACTGCGAGGTACGACCCAGTGTACGCAAAAACTTTAACTGTTAACAAAGGTGTAGACAACGTTTTGTTGTTTGAATTCATCAACCAGGACCAAAAACCTGTAAACATCACAGGCAGCACATTCCGCTTTAGACTGCTGAACCAAACTGGTGATGAATTACTGATCGAAAAAGACATGACTGTGCTCAGTGCCAGTTTAGGTCGAGTCAAAGTTGTACTGGACACAGCAGACACCATCAATATCCTGGCACAACCCAGCAGTTACAGCATTGAGCGAACACAAGGCAATTACGTACAGGCTGCATTTACAGACGACAATGCTGGCGCCAGAGCAGATTGCAACATTGTAGATTCAGTATTGCCACAGTTTATAGCCAGTCAACCGGTGACCATACCCACAATAAATGGCAAGAATTCGTGGCCACAACCCGGGCCAAGTTCATGGCCTGACTGGGCATTGAACCCACAACCAATATCACGCAACTATTTGACAGAATACTACTCAAGTTATATCAACACAACTGGTGCCAGTTTGACCACTATCAAGTATGATTTGGACCATTACACCGGCACCCTCAAAGTACAGGCAGCACAAGACTACGAAGCTGTGTGGGTAGATGTCACAGAAAGCCGTGAGTATTTTGACGAAACTGGTACCTTTTACATCAATGTTGTGGGGTTCCATCCACTGTTGCGACTGGCCATCAACAACAGCCAAGGCTATGGTGCCAGTGCAACTGCCACAGTGGTAGACGGTGTTGTCACAGGTATTGCAGTGAACAATGCGGGTACAGGATACATGGCTGCACCATATGTTCAAATCTTGGGCAACGGCGCCGGCGCCACTGCTGTCGCTGCACCATTTACAGGTCCCAGCGGAATCGGTGCAATTACTGTGACCAATGGTGGATCAGGATACCTGCCCTTGAACTTTGGCGGCACTGAAGAACAAGCTGTCACAGTGCTGATCACAACAGGCTACGTTACCAATATCTTTTATCGTTAACTGTTGCTCTGCCGCACAAATCCTGCTATACTGTATAGATGCTTGACATCCTTGCTTATCTACCTGCAAAAAAGAAACCAACTCCTTCAGGTTGGTTGAGTTTCAATGCGATGTGTTGTCAGCATAATGGATCAACACAAGATCGTCGAGGACGTGGCGGACTCAAAGCCACGGATCAAGGGTGGAGTTATCACTGTTTCAATTGTAGTTACACAGCCAGTTTCATATTAGGTCGTACTGTAAGTTACAAGGCTCGAAAACTCCTGGGCTGGATGAATGTTCCCGAAATGGAAATAGAGATGTTGAATCTTGAAAGTCTACGGCATCGAAGCGTTCATGGCATCTTAGAAGATCGACAGCAGATGTGGAACACACTCAGCGGTGTGTCATTTGAAGAAAGAGACTTGCCACCGTTTGCTGAACTGTTAACACCTGAACACAAATTTTATTGGGACTATGTGCGTAGTAGACATGTGCCTGAAGACTTTCCTGTCATGGTGCAGATACAAAATGATGGCATTCACTGGACAAGATTGCACGTGGTCATACCCTTTACCCATGACAACAAGATTGTTGGATACACCTGCAGATTCTTAGATGACCGACAACCCAAGTTTATCAGCGACAGCCAACCAGGTTATGTGTTTGGCACAGATTTGCAACACTCAGACTGGCAACATGTCATAGTAACAGAAGGCATATTTGATGCACTCAGTATAGGTGGAGTGGCAGTGATGCACAACACTGTCAGTGATGCACAAGTCAGACTGATACGCAGTCTAGACAAACAAATAACAGTGGTGCCGGATCAAGATTTAGCCGGCGTTGAACTCGTTGACCGTGCAGTGGAACTGGGCTGGGCAGTGAGCATACCCGACTGGCCTGCGGGCTGTAAAGACGTTAACGATGCAGTGATAAAGTTGGGCCGATTAGGTGCCCTGCTAACTATAATGCAATCGCGAGAGACCAGTAGAATCAAGATAGAACTAAGGAAAAAAGCACTTGTTAAAAGAATACGGACTTGACGTTCAACGATTATTTTTAGAAATGATGTTGGAAGATGCACAGAGTTATGTGCGTGTGCAAAACATCTACAATCCGCAGAACTTTGACAAAAGTTTGCGAGCTGCGGCTGAGTTCATAAAAGAACATTCAGACAAGCACAAGACCTTGCCAGACCGTACACAGATTAGTGCCACCACAGGCATTAAACTACAAGCAGTACCTGATCTAAACGAAGGTCACTTTGATTGGTTCATGGGCGAGTTTGAACAGTTTACCAAGCGACAAGAATTAGAACGTGCTATTCTCAAGGCAGCAGACATGCTGGAAAAGGGTGACTTTGAGCCTGTGGAAAAGTTGATCAAGGATGCAGTACAGATATCGCTGACCCGGGACATGGGCACAGATTACTTTGCAGACCCAGCGGCTCGTATCAACAAATATTTCAACTCAGGCGGACAAGTAAGCACAGGCTGGCCGCAGCTGGATAGATTGTTGTATGGCGGTTTCAGTCGTGGTGAGCTCAACATCTTTGCCGGCGGGTCCGGCTCTGGCAAGTCGTTAGTGATGATGAACATTGCATTGAACTGGTTGCAACAAGGACTCAGCGGTGTGTACATCACACTGGAACTGAGTGAAGAACTCACAAGTTTGCGAACAGATGCCATGTTGACCAATATGAGCACCAAAGACATTCGCCGAGACATTGACACCACAGAACTCAAGGTCAAACTGGTGGCCAAAAAGTCAGGCAACTATCAAGTCAAAGGTTTGCCAGCACAAAGCAACATCAACGACATACGTGCATATTTGAAAGAGTATCAAATACAAACAGGCAAGCGTGTGGACTTTGTGATGATTGACTACTTGGACTTGTTGATGCCTGTGAGTGCAAAAGTTTCGCCCAATGACTTGTTTGTGAAAGACAAGTATGTGAGTGAAGAACTGCGCAACTTGGCCAAAGAGCTGGGCATCCTGATGGTCACTGCTTCGCAGTTGAATCGATCGGCTGTGGAAGAAATTGAATTTGACCACAGCCACATATCAGGTGGTATATCTAAAATCAACACAGCAGACAATGTGTTTGGTATCTTTACTTCACGTGCCATGAAAGAGCGTGGCAAGTATCAGATACAGTGTATGAAGTCTCGAAGCTCGACCGGCGTTGGTCAAAAAATTGATTTGGAGTACAACATTGAAACAATGCGCATTACTGACGAAGGCGGAGAAGATGGAGATCACTTTTCCAAG